CCATCTGAATAAGGCTCAAACAGGCAACGCTCATTGATATTATGCAGGCGATAAATAGCTCTTTCATTTGGCCCCCATAATTTCCGCATCGCTGTGGTGGATTTTGTCAGCCAGCCATAAGCAACCAACGCCAATGAGCGCACAGGTAAAGCCCAACACCCGGGGAATCCATCTTACGATCTTCCTAAATGCCTTCACTGCTTTTTCTCCCGCATGTTTTTGTGATCCCAGCGGTGCTTGACGGCCTCTGGGCTATCGATGAAGTTTTGATCGATGTGCTTGCCGTCAATCGGTTTGCTGTCTATCGGCTTGCCATCTATTGGTAGTTTTTCTTCTTTCATTTTCTTGTCTTTTCCCCCTTTTTGTTATAATATTTACGATGCTGGGCAGTGGGAAAGCCGCCGCAAGGGACAGTTGAAATGACAAATTTTTTGTACCCTTCAACCTTATACTGGCTCTCATCACGATGTTGAGAATTTCGGTATAATTTGATCCTTTGAAAAGACCACATGGTTACCGGTTCGCGCTCACAATTTTTTCAGGATTTGTGGTAAAGGGGCTGGTAGCTCCCCATTAGGCCTATTTAGCCTATGGCCACTGCCCAGCAGCCGCTTATGCCGCCTTATCCCGGTCTTCCTTATCCTCGTCAAAATCAAAGTTACCCTTTTTGGCAGCCTCGTCTTCATCTTCGATACGGGCATCGATCTCGTCTAATATGACCCTCATGGTCTTCTCATCGAGCTTGGGTAGGGTTTTGAGGGCAACGGCCTTTTTGACCTCTTTTTCGAAAGTCTTGGAGATGTCCAAAAGAGTGAGCTCCTGGGCCAGCGCGATCTCGTCTGCCAGTGTTTTGACGTCAAACTCATCGGGGTAGTCAATCTCGCAGTCGACGTTTTTAGCACCGACCCAGTGACCGAAGATTTCCACCAGATCGTTTTCGCACTGCTCGCAGTTGTCCGCTTTGCCTGCCAGCAGCTTGTTGAGCTTGTCAAAATCGTAGGCTTTCGCCACACCGGACTCTGCGGTGATCTCCTCTCCGATCTCAGATTTGAGCCCCATCGAGCTGTAAAGCTGTTTGACCTGTCTTTCTATCATTTTGAGGATAAAGTCGGCCTGAGAGGCGTCAGGGCTGATAAAGGCCGGGGCGACCTGGGCCATAGCGCTGTATAGTAAAATTCTATTGGTGGCCAGCGTCAGGAATTTCTTGCGCAAGTCCTCATTGTCAACGATGTCGCTGGGCAGGCCTTCAATCGGGAATATCAGCTGGCTGAAGGTCTGGTCGTTTACGATGACATCCAACCGGGACCAGTTGTTGAAAATCGCACGGTCCAAATACGCGATGTCACCGATCAGACTGGAGCCGCTGTAGGCGTCTTTTTCCTCATTGTCCAGCATGGCGATGGGAACGATGCTCAGGCCGGTTTCGCCCTGGTCCGCCTGCTCGCCCTTTTCATTGAAAAGCAGCCACTGCCCTGGCATCCAGAGCCTGAAGACATCTTTGACATTGCCGCTGGATTCAAAGGGATCGTCATCGTCCCGCTTTGACTCCTTTATCAGCGCCCACTTGACCTTGCCGTTGTCATCAAAGGCGATGTCCAGCACGTCCTGGGGGTACACGATGTAGCAATAGGGCTGGGCATTGGGATTGATGTTGTCTTTTTGTGTGCCGGTTTGCTCATCTTCGGGCAGCGCTTTTTTGTCCATCACCACATAGACACGGCCCAGCACCGACGCCCACAGGGATGCGCCCTTCATAAACTGATTGGCTGTTTTGCCCTTGCCGTCATAATTTTCCAGAAAGCCGGTCACAAGCTTGTTGGTTGACTTGCGCTTGACTTCCTCTTTGAAAATGTAGCTGTTGACCAGATCGACCACCCTGCGGCTGTGGTTCTCACGGTAGGCCCGCTTTTTGCGCTCTTTGAATTCCTCATTGCCCTCTTTGAAATATTGAAACAGGTGGGCATTGTTGTAATCTTCGCCCCCGTTGTAGCTGTCTTTGAAAAACTCCCACTTGCTGAACATATTTGAGTAAATGGGATGCCGTCTTTTTACGAGCTTAACCCCTTTTGAATCTGCCATCTTTGTTTCCCCTTACGCGGCCCTGCCTCGGCCAATAGCCCTGTCATGCGATTCAATTGCCGCCACTGCCAAGGCCGCCACCTTGACCATCCTTTCCCTGAAGCCCTTATGCTGAGTTCGCGGGCTGAGGCCGCTGAGATACTCAACGATATAGTCTGCCCAGTTGCGCTCAGTGTTCGTGTCATCGTGCTCCGGCCCGCCCCATATTGAATCTTGATATTGGCGCTCTGCCCGAATCTCATTTAAAACAGCCTCTTGCCGATGTTTTTCAGTAGGTTCGATATTTTCCATATTCCTCAAAACTTTCTGCGAAACCCGATTGAGGCCTCGAGCCCGTACTCTGGGTTGTCGCCCTGTGATTTTAGACCCATGCAATCAACGCCGCTGAGATCATCCCTCTCAGCGCAAATGGCTATGCAGTGTCCGTCATTTGTGAGCTTTGCACAGCCAAAGTGTTTAGATCGCTTTTTCTTCTTGCATTTCACCAATCGTCCTCTCCACTCTGGGGCGCTGACACTGGCCTGCATGCACTGCGATATATGCCGCCGCATTTCTTGCAGATTGCATTGGCATTTCTGGGATCAATACTCAGACAGACCTCAATGACATCTCCGCATTTGTCGCATCTATAGGTCAGCATCAGTCATAGTTGAACCCGTACAGCTTTTGCTCGTATGCCCTGAAGAAATGCGTAAACAAGCCATAGCGAATCATGTCCATACAGTGATCGTGTTCTTTGATCGGTTTGTCCTCGCCACGTTTCTGGGCTTTCTCGTCCCAGACATAACTGGCGAACTCTTGGATTGAGTTCACGCATCTTTTATCGACCTTGAACAGGCCATTGAGCAGCAGGCTCGCCACGAAGCGAATCCCGTCCAGTACGTCATTGTTGGCCGGGATTACGTTGTATTTGCGCTTTCTTAGCTCGGCGATGAATGACGCCGCCGATGGGTCAACGTAAATCATCATGGGCCTGACGCCGTTGAGCCACTTGGTCATGTCGTCAGCGTACTCTGAGTCAGTCTTCTGCCGCCCCGCCCTCACGCTGTCGTAGTAATATTCCCGGGTCAGATATGCGGGTAGCTTGGTCACATAAGTAAAAAGCCCGAATGTAGTCGGGTTTGATGTGCCATAGTCGCAAGCGACGAACTGCCGCCATATCTGCTTAAGCCCTGCGGCCTCTTTTTCAGCTATGAGCTTTTTGAAGTCGATGCCATGCTTTTCCTCATCCCACATGTCATAGACAGCGCCCTCAGCCAGCACCCACAGGCCTAAAATGAATCTTTTAAACCACAGCCCTGTATATTCTTTTTTAAGCTCCCGAACGTAAAATGGATCCAGGTTCGGGTTGTCTTCCAGGGTGAAGTGGAAGCGCCGCAGACTCAGCTCATGCTCCCTGTCCAGATAATCGACCTTGAGCCAGTGGTAGGGGCTGTCCGGGTTGGTGGTGCCAAAGAACTTCGCCCCGGGCAGACTGAGCCGGGATAGGAGCATCTTGAAAAAGCTCTCAGGCCACAGGGAGACCTCATCGCCGTATGCGGCATAAAACGTCGCGCCCCGTATCCTGCCCTCTGAGCTTTCGTCCACAGCCCCGATGCACTCCACCTCACGGCCAAAGAAATAAAACATGCCGGTGCCGGAGTTGTATCTGGCATTGTCGGTGCCAAACATATCGATCATTACGTCGATGATGTTTCGCTTGAGGGTCTTGTAGGTCTTGCCCACCATCAACAGGTTGACGCCCTCTGGGGCTTTCCTGATAACCTCCGACCAGCGCACGATGCTTGAGATCGTCTTGCCCGATCTTACGGAGCCGTCCCAGACGTTTATACGGGCCACTGACTCAAGGATCGAATCATAAGCCCTGTCAGACCATTTGCCCCAGTTAAATGCCATCTGGCACCTCCACATCTGGGACACCTGATTCATCGAGTTCGTCTACAACCCGCGGGCTTTCATCAATTTTTCTCTTCTTGCGGGCCTCATCAAAGCTTGCAAACAGTTTTTCAAGGCTGGGATCGCCGGTATCAGGTGCGATTGCATCGTATTTGTTGACCGTCCGTATGCCAGTGATAGCCATATTCATCGTACTGGCTAACTGGGCCAACAGGTATGGGTCATTGCCAAGCTTTATATTCTCGCCGTTTGCCTGTGCTTCAGCGATTCTTTTATCCATCGCCTGCATCATCAGGATGGATATTTTCAGCGGATAGTTGTAAAATTTCGTGTGATCCGCATTGGCCTTTTCAACCCTGTCTTTGTAATCGTCCTTTGTCCCCTCTTTGATCTCCTCTTGAGCCTCTGCAATGGCTTCGTCTTGTAGTGCGCCCCGGGACTTCCACCTCTTGCGCTTTGCCCTTTGATAGATAGTATTGACTTTGATCTTGAATTCTGCGGCTAAATCTTTGGCCTTTTCGCCTGCTTCATACCTTGCCCGAATTTCCAGCCATTTCTTCTCTGTGAGCTTTGCCATTGTTTCCGACCCTCAAGGTCACTCTCCTTTTGCAAAATCATCAAGATTTTGTTGACAAAATTGGTACATAATTGGGGTTGTTTAAGTAAGCAATTACTTAAATTTTAATGAAAAAATTATTCATGGAATTGAATCATGGTCAATCTCAGTTAACGTGCCTTCCCACTCTATGTCAGCGGGAAATAATTCTTGAAACCGGAATCAGTTCAGTGCTAAATAATAATTATGCAAACTTTAAAAGAAAAAATTGATGAGTTTGTTTCCGACTGGGAAACAGACTTCTATGACCCCAAAGAGGATTGTCTGATCCGGCACCTGGACAATCCTGAACTATTTGAATTTCTCTTTCCATGGCCTAAACCGCCCAAAGAAGAGCAGACAAGGCAGATCATAGAAGCGCTGTTGACCTGAATTAGAGACTGTCACTGAAAAATTATTCATCGAAGTCAATCTCGATGAACGTGTCCTTCCACGTTATATCGAAGGTCATATCGCATCGGTGACAATAGAATATGCCGCCTGAGCCATCTGTTGCCGTACTGACAATTTTCCCCCTGTGGCCCAAGATTTTGCATAGTATGTCTTTTATCCAGAATTTCATATATGCTTCCAATTTCTGCCCATTATAATCAGTCCAATAGCCGATATACTAACCCCATAGTCAGCCGCAATTTCACGTTGAACCCTTTTATCCCTGCGAATTGCTAACACTTGATCTGGGCTAAGTTTAGCTCTGGGATGATTGCCATTTTGACTATTAAGCCTGCCCTTTTTGGCACAATCCTTCATATTGTCACTCTGCGTTCCAAGAAAAAGATGACTAGGATTGACACACCCTCGATTATCGCACTTGTGACAAACTTTCATGCCATCTGGAATTTCACCAACTGTCAGTTCAAAGGCCACTCTGTGTGCCATGGGCATCCGGCCCATGCTCTTAATCTGGCCATAACCAACACGCTCTTTTGTGGCCTGCCACTCCCAGCACTCGTCTGGGCTGCGCTTGTCCACCTTTTCCCAGAATCTTTCTTCCAAGGTTTTTTTCATAGCTCTCCTACTTGCGTGGATACCATGCCTTGCTGAAACGATGATTTTCGATGTCAAACTTCTTAAAAACCCCGTCCATCAACAAAAGCTCAACTTCGTCTTTGGTGGCTCCGATCTCTGCGGCTATCTTCTCAACAGACAGACCGTGGTCTTCAACCAGGCTCACTGCGATGTCGTGCATCTTCACTGCGATGTGAGCGCCCTTGGCCCTATTTATACGGATTGTGAGCAGCATGCGCTCAGGCTCAGTGAGGTTCAGAACACAGCATGGCACTTTGCCCCTCGTCAGCGCTTTTACTTCTGGTGAATTGAGCGCCAGAGTGTACCTGTGGAATCCGTCAATGATGACTTTCTTATCCGTAATCAGGATTGGCTGTATCCATCCAG